AGTTTAAAGCGAGTTGGGTCTACTTCAAGAAACTTGATAAATTTTGGTCCAGATCTCATAGCTCGATAGCCATTTTTATAGGCCCAAGCGTGTGCTTCATGGCTTTCATCCATTGGACCAGTGATAATAACACGCCTGAGTGTTTTATATCTACGATTCATACTGTCACCGTCGCTACCATTTCATCTACCGTATCGACCAGTGTTATAAAACTTTAAAGACATTCAAAAAGGTGTGAAACTCTCTCAGCGTTTCTCTTTTTCAACCGAGATAAAGCCTCTCGTAAATCCCGTACTATCTCCAGAGCTGCTTCTTCGTCATTCTCTTTTACAGCTATATAGAGGGCCTCCCAGTAGCCAGGTATTTCATTGGTTATCTCTATCATTGCGGAAATGTGGGAAAGAAGTTTCTTCTCCTCCCTTTTAATCACAGACATAATTTCTAATTGATTAGTTAGGCATAACATATCCGATACAGATAATATACAACATTAAGTAGTGAAGGTCAACACTTGCCTGATTAAATAATAACAGCTAATATAATAATAATGAAATAGTATTTGTTCAATAATTGAACGATTCTCTTCAACTAACAATCAGATAATGTGTATGTGTATACCAAAACTGTAGACCCACCCCCCAGTCCATCGTTTTGAACGGGTGTCCAATATAATGGACATCAGCATAAATGATAGGGAGTAAGCCTGAATAACGATAAGTCTCTCTATATATATGTTTTTATATTTTTTTTTATTTTTTTTAATAGTAGATCTAAGCAACTTTATTTCCGCTCAGAATTATGAAGATACCATGAAACATGTTGGTGTTCAAAACGATACATGGGGGGGGTGGTCTACGTTTCGTGTATACACATACAACTTCCTCTCCCCACACTGCTAGGCGGAACGAAAAAAGTTAGGACAACGAAAAAAAATCCCACCCTGACACTTTCATATCAGAATGGGACTTTTTTTGATTTTGATTCATCAGGATAGTTGGATCAGCGACAACATTATCAATGCCATGAGAAGTATGTAACTGTCCCGTATCTTTGGACTGTCCCGATAATACCATACTAACAATAGCAACATCATTAGCATGAGGCGAGTGAAGATCATTTCGCTGCCAATAGTTGATTCCAGATGTTCCCAACTACCGCGAGCCGTTGCTCAACTTCCATCGGTTCAAACACCGCAACCCAGATATCTGGCATTTCGGTTTCAATGAACGCCAACTTATCCGTGTTGGTCAGATCAATTTTCGCTCCCGATGTCCTACAGTTAATAACATGAACAGGATACCCGTTATGTTTCTCAACTAACTCAGGATACCGAAGTTGCATGTCCGAGCGATAGTCACCAATTTGACTCTCCGAACATACCCTCACAACTTTCTGTTCATCGACAACGTACCCTGTACCGCCCTTTGCGGTAACAGAATCCACCTTCATCCCGGCGCAATCCATGTACGTCTCCGGCAAACATTCAGCCGCGTTCGTTTGAATCTCTGGACTTTTCCACCCCTCAGAACCGTGAAAGTCATTCTCAGCCTTTGTCCGTAACAGACGTTTACCGAGATGAACCAACGTTCCAGAGGGATATTTTTGATCCAGAAACTTTCGAACATTTTTAACATCAATCATAACAATCACCAATAGATTGAATGAATGTTAATGAAAAAGTATTTGTTCAATAATTGAACAATTCTCTTCCAACAATGAAACAAATTTCAAAATGTCAATGAACAGTGAGGCTGAAAGACCGCTAAATAACAGTCTACAGCCAACAATATCGGAAAGTTGTGACCAGCAACGTTTGCGATCCCAGCAATCCCATCATTTGAATGAACAGCATACGTTGGTATGCGTGTATATGGTACGGCTCAATCGGTATCAATGTCAAGCGATTAACACGTTCAACATGATAATTCATAAACCGCCGCCGTCCTGAAGAGTACAAACATCATGCCAAACGTCGTGTAGTGGCTGAGGTAAAACAAAGAGCGCCGTGTGTCCCAGCATGTGTATCATAGTGATACCGCTGTATCAGAGTGATAATTGGGAGGGTGCGCTTGGGGAAAACGAGCGCTGGTTGCGCCTGCGCCGTAACAGGAGAGTAGCGTATGGTAGAAATTGATGGACCCATATGGACCCTACTCACTTCGTTCGTAGTTAGAATATGATCTCGCTCTTTACTATTTTGATCAATTTTTCTAGTTAGAATATGATCTAGTATTCGTTCAAACATTGAACGATTCTGTTCACTTCGTTCACTTCTCTGTTCACTTCGTTCACTTCTCTCTATTATTATTATAGTCAGATGCTTGACATTGTTACTGTTGTTACGTAGTTTCTAGTGGCTAGTTGTTTCTAGGGTTCATCTGGGGCCTATATCTATATCTACCAATCATGAGTATAGCTAGCAACGGGTTGTCCTCTGGAGCGAGGGCGGCGTTAGCACATGCGTCGCAAGTTGCCCCAACTGCTATTCAAAAGCATCAGGGAAAGGGGCAATACGAACTTCAGAAATTGAGAGCGAGGCATCATCTTATTCTTAGAATGTCCGCTCAGGGAATGGATAATAAAGAGATTTCTAGTCAGTTGAATCTATCTGAGGTTGCTGTTTCCTATACTATTAATAGCGAATTAGGGCAGAAGAGGCTAGAAGTGCTAATGGGGAATGCGGATATTGATGCTATTGACATGATTAAGGAGTTTGCGGAATTAGCTCCTGTCGCCCTGGAAGTAGCTGAAGAAGTAATGTTGAATCCCTATGAAAAGACTTCAGATAGACTGAATGCTGTTGACAAAATTTTGAATGGAGCTGGCTATGGGAAGAAGGTTGATCTCGGTGTCTCCATCCAATTAGTTGGAGACGATGAGATCAGGGCGGCGAAAGAACTTGCTAGAAAGAAGGGAAAACTCGCTGGCATCATTGTAGAGGAAGCTGTTATTGTTTCCGAGTCTGATGATGAGGACACTGAGGGATGACACCGGACACGGCGTATTGGATTCTAGGAGCTGTGGCAGTTCCTGCTATTGGCTGGGCTATTCATATGACTTTTATGCTGATGAAGACGAAAGCTGAAGTCACAATTTTACTGAAGATGCACCGAGGGACTAATAAAAATCTAGAAGAGAATACAAGGGCGATACGTTCGCTGACTCATTATTTTAGGTGGTTTATTACTGAGACGTTAGAAAAAGATCCGCCGCCACCGCTTGAGGGAGGAGCGACAGTTGTAGGTGGTGAGTAACCCGCAGCCCTGCTGCGTCGTCTGGGAAGGGTCGTCAGGGAGCTGATAGATAGCTAATGAGTTTAAGAGTTAAAGAGCGCGTTTCAATTAGGGGTCTCCAACCTCAGATGTTCCATGCTTGGAATGTTGCAGGAGAAGTTTATGCTGAAATTGGTAGAGCTGACTGTTACCTAACTGCTGGCGTTGATGGAAAACATGGTCATGGTTCTTTGCATTATGTTGGTTTTGCTATCGACCTTCGCATTCGGAACCTAGATGGTGGTGACGAAATTACTGCCTCAACAATGAGAAGGGCTGGTGTTGTTAAGGAGCACCTGAAAGAACGGTTAGGTCTTGAGTATGATGTCGTCCTAGAGTCTAACCATTTCCATATTGAGTTCCAGCCTAAGGAACCTATTCAGTGAAGATTAGAACTGATGAAGATTTTGCTGTCCTCTATCGAGAGGGAGAACCTTTAGTGGCTTTAGATCTTGAGAGTAAGTTTCTAGAGGTAGATGAGAATCTAACTGAGGAGGATTATATAGAAATTATTACTACCCTTATGGATTTGCTTCATCAGTATGTTGCAGGAGATTCTTTACCTTTACCTGAGAACCCAGCAAGTATTCCCTACATGAGGCAATAGTGAGCGCACCAATTTGGAATATCATTTTAGAAGAGGGATCTGACTTTGATTTGGAGGTCACTTATCAGGCGGCAGATTGCGTTGCCAAGCCAGTGACAGGTTATGGTGCTTCCTTCCAAATTAGAAATGATCCTGATGACCCAACTTCCTTAGTTACAGCAAGTGTGGCTAATGGACGTGTAAGTGTGGCTGGGTCGTCGGGGATATTCAGTATTAACGTCCCCGCGACGAGTGTTGATGCTGTTAAAAATCTAATCAATTCCAACGCCCGATATAACTTTGTAATCTGGCCCGGAGCCTCAACTCCCGCTGTAGACCCTAAAAGATTGTTAGAAGGTTCTATTTCGTATAGGAAGGCATTTGCCTCAACGTACTAATGTCTGACACCTTTAATTCATGGAAGCAATTATTAAGGGCGAGACAAGGATTCGGGCAGCTGAACGAAGTTATCGTTGGTCCTCAGGGAGGGGTGGCTTTTTCCCTTGGAGAAGCTGTGACAGTCATGGGTTGTGAAGTAACTGTAAAGGAGAGTAATAAGGTTGTTATCAACGCGGAGGTTTGTTGTCCTCCTATTGAGTTTACAAACATAATGGGTGAGCAGGACATTAATCGTCCTGTGGTTTCTCCAAGAGAGGATTATGGTAGAGTTATTTGGAATACTAATTCTCCAACAGGTAGTAGAGTAAGTTGGGGACTAGAAGGTTCACCAGCTGCTAATTTAGTAGTAGGGGGTAGTGCTGAAGCGAAACAACATGAATTATTTTTCTCACCCTTAGTTGTTGGTTTTAACTATGAGTTTATCGTTGGGGGCTGTAGGGATTTCTGCGGCGATTGTGCTTCTTCTCAAGTTTATTCCTTCTCTACAGGAGTTCTTACAGAAGTTGCAATAATAGCCACTTTTAATCTTACCGTCTTTACACAACTTTTTACAAGTGTCTCAACAACAATACCTTTATCTAATTGGTTACTCACACCTTCTTCAGGTGGACAAGGTGCTCCTACGCATCCTATTAACCTCGTTTCCTTTACCTCAAATGTAACCCTTGCTGCCTCAACTGTGTCTTTTCTAAGTCTCCCTTCCAACTGGGGCGTCGTCGCCGCTATTACAACAGTGCCATAATGATGGAAACGATACTTCATGAATATAACCTTACTAGAGATCTTTTTGATCTTGAAATAGAAATTAAGATAGATAGTGAGGTCTATTTTAGAGGAAAGGCAGATAGTTTGACTGAGAACTTCCTAACCCTCTTATATCATATGATGGGGAATAAGAGACTACATGGTGTAAAGGATATTCATCAAACTAGGATGGATCAGACTGTTCAAGCTATTCCTTTCAATTCTGGTTATGGTAAACCAATTCTTTCCATTACTACTTCTGATCCTAGAACAGTTATCCTTAGTGCTCTTATTGTTGCAGGCGCTATTGGAGATGGCGTTCAACTTAGCGGGATAAGAACTCCAGCTTTAATGAATGGGCCTTGGACTATCGAATCAGTAGCTGATGGAAACAAAAACCTTACTTTATCAGGTGCTTCCCTCTCTGTAGTTGGTACTTCTGCCTACGTAAGTGGGAATACACCTAGTTATATTATAGGTTTCCTTCCTGATGCTAACGACGCCAATGACGGCTTCCCTGATTATCAGACTTGGAGCAAGCCTTGGATTTGTGTAGGAGCTAGATCCTCCCCAGCCTCAAAGTTAGACTGGGCTATGAATGATTTTATTATAGATGGTTCTTCAACAGGACAACTTGACCATTCAAGTATGATTGTTGCTGTCCCTGCTGTTGCTGGTAATACCTCAACTATCGCTGTAACAAGGGACTTCACTAACAATAGTGGAGCTACAATAACGGTAAAAGAAGTTGGTTTATTCTCAGGTGGTTGGGCTGATTCTGCTTATTCTGCCGACCTTGCTATGCTCCTCATAGCTAGAGATCTTTCTACTTTCACCATCCTTAACGGATCTACTATTGAGGTTTCCTATCGTTTCAATACCTCGTCAGTAGCAAGTGGAGGCTTCCTTCGGCAGTTTGGAGAGTTGTTCTACCGTCAATTAGCTCAACTTAGTCGTGAAGCTAAGGATATCTTCAATGCTAACCAGATAGACAATCAGTCTGCAGAACAGTTTAGGCTTGCTGTGGGAGGAGGTTCTAGTTATCTGGATACAACTCCTAGTGTTACATTAAATAGCCCGATGCAATACTCTGGAGTTCAGGTTGGACTTTCCTCAACACCTGTAGCCTTCGCTGACTTCGCTCTTTCTAGTAAAGTTCAACATGGTAACGCTATAAATCAATTATTCCATTATGGGACGATTGTAGATAATTGGTTGTCTAATACAACTAGTAATCAGTTTGATATATCTGCTTTATTTGAAAATGTAAGTGGGGCTACGGTATCGGTGTTAGAGACAGGTTTAGCTACAGATAATGACCAGTTTGACTCAAAGCATATGCTTGCGCGTCATGCCCTAGCTGCCGCCGTTGATGTTCCTGATGGGCAATGCCTCAAAGTGATATATAGACTTAGTGTATGATTTCCAAGATTGAAAGGATTGAACTCCTAGCTGAGATGTCTAACGACTCTGCCTTCGCAGGGAGTATGATCTATCCTGATAGGTTTAATAGACCTTTTGATCTCATACATAAACCGATCTTTGATATTATTGACAAGAGGCCTGGTGATGAAGGTTATCGTCCTCATAAACTTATTATTGCTCCTCGCGGCGTTGGTAAAACTTCTATCTGTGGCCTTCTGGTCCCCACAATCGCTATTATTCTACAGCGTTACGATTATATCGTTATTATTGGCTATAACGCTGACGATGCTATTGAAAAGACTGAGGAGCTTAAGCGAGAACTAGTTTCTAATGAACTAATCAGAACTCTCTATGGAGACATAAGAACTCCAAAGTGGTCAACGAAGGAATTTGTCCTTCAGATTGGTTCTAAGTTAATCAAGGTGCATCCTCGAGGTTCTGGACAACCAGTCCGTGGTAGACTGTTTAATGGAAGCCGACCTGGGCTTATTCTTATCGACGATCTCGAGAAAACTAAAGAAGTTGAAAACCCTGAAATAAGAAGAGAGAAGAAAGATTGGCTCTATGGCGATGTGATGAATTGCATTGATAGAGGGTTACGGCATGTTCCTGGAAAGGATGCACCTTGGGAATTCTTAGTAATGGGAACTATTCTTCATCAAGATAGCCTTTTAATTAGTCTAAGTGAAAGTGACCATTGGGATACTGTTACTCTTGAGATTTGTAATGACAACTTCGAGAGTAACGCTCCTAACTTCATGCCTGATATTGTCTGTAAGGCTCTATATGAGCAGATGAAGGACGACACTCAGTTAGACACTTGGTATAGAGAATATCGAAATAATCCAGTTCCTATGGGAGCTGACGCGGCGTTCAATGAGACTCTCTACAAATATTATGATGAAGGTAAGGAGAATCTTAATAACAATTATGATGTTGAGAGTGTCGTTATTGTGGATCCTTCTCGTACTGTTAATATGGCTAGTGCGCCTTCAGGGATCGTAGGTATTGGAATTGACATGGTGAGGAATAGAATTTTCGTCAGAGACGTAATTAGTAAGAAGTTCTATCCTGAGGAACTATATACCCTCACCGCCGAGATGATTATCAAGATGCAGGCAAGGGTTTTAGCTGTTGAGATAACAGGCCTTCATGAATTTATAACNNNNTTTTAAGACTTTCTTAAGACAGAGAGGAATCCAGATTGAGTTCGTTGAGCTTCAGGCTAGACAAGGTGTTAGTGAAAAGGGTAAGACTGCTCGTGTTAGGTCTCTTGTTGATTTTTATAGGCAAGGGATTATATATCATAATAGCTCAGTATGTGCTCCATTAGAACAACAATTAAGAGCCTTTCCTAGGGCGAAAGATTGGAGCCTAATGGATCCTTTTGGATATATTGTTGAACTGCTTGAGAAAGGCCAGCGTTACCTTTCGTTTCCTGGTCAGCATGAGTTTGAGAGTGAGAGGAATGTCGAGAAAGAATTTAATGAGCTTGAGAAGTTTTATGAGGACGATGAAGAACTCTGGGCGCCTTTGGAAGACTTTAGAGTAGTTTAGTGGCTAGATATTTTAAATATTACATTGGAAAGGATGGTCCTCAGATTTTTATATCTGAGAACGGAGAACTTCCTTTCAGGGTTGAGGAGATTGACCTTTATGATACTTCTCAGCAAGGAACAATTAGGGATGTTGCTTTGAACT